GGATGGATTCCCAGATGGGCTTGTCCGGGGGGCTGCCTTCCAGGGAAACCATGCCTCCCGGCACGGCACCATTTTCCATGAAGCGGGTGTTGAACTCCTTGGCCTTGGCGTCCTGGTCGACCTCGATCATGGCCGCGGCCAACGGGCAAAGGCCCTGCTTCAAGTTGTACTTGTTGAAGAGGTGGATGCGGATGACCTGGTCCAGCTCCAAGGGCATTTGAGCAGTGCCGAATCCGAATGTCCACCCGATGAGCACGCCGTTCCCGTCTACGCGCGGGGTCATGCATTCGTCGCCGAAGACCCAGAGCTCCTTGGGCACCTCGCCCTTGCGGAAGTTGGTCGGCCGCTCGCCGATGATGAAGGCTTGGCCGCCGGGCGTTCGGTTGGTGGGCAGGAGCAGGTTCCACAGGATGGCCTCGAAGAAGTTCGTCCCCCCCATCTCCGGGTTCGGCGCCTTGATGAGGTCCAGGATCGGGTGCTCCTCGACCAGCTTCTCCTCGTTCTTCAGGCTGTACATGACCGCCGGCAGGTCCACGAACGGCTGGATGATGGCTTGGCAGGCGCTGTAGACCCAGGTGTGGTAGCGGCCCGGCTGCAACTGCACGGCGCTCGCGTAGCCCTGGCCCATGCCGTAGTTCTGGCTGGCCCAGAAGAGGGGCTGGAAGTTCGGCACCCCCGCCACCTTCTGGCCCATCAGGGCCCGCTTGACCGCTACTACCATGCTTCCCAGCCCCATGTCAGACCGCGAACGGCTCCAGTTGAGGCACGAAGTCGTACTGCATCTTCGCCCAGCATGCGTAGAGCAAGGAGTCCGCGAAGTCCGGGGACTTGCCCGTCCGCTTCTTGTGCTTGTCCTTCGACTCGACCGCGATCACCTTGTCGTCGAAGCTGACCCAGATGCTCGCGAGCTCGGCCTTCATGGCCGGGTCCTTGAGGCCCCCGAGCTGCAGGGCCTTCATCTTCTCATGCAGGTACCAGTAGGCCTGGGACTTCAGGTTCTTGAAGGTGAAGACGGTGCCCCATTGGGTCGTGGGCGCGGCGCCGCCGAGGAAATTGCTGACGTAGAGCTTCTTCTCGTGCAGGCGGTCGACGACACCCGCGCCCAGGCCCACGCCGTCGATGACGACCCTGCCCGGGCTGATGTTGTACTCGGAGATGAAGCGCTCCACCCGGGCCACGATGGACATGGTGTTCTCGGTGAAGGCCTCCCACTCCACCTTCTCGATGTTGTCGCCCTTCATCAGGGTGTAGACCAGCTTGTCCTTACCCTGGCGGGCCACGTCGACGCCGAGGGAGTAGATCTCCGGCTGGAAGGGGAGGGGCTGAGCGCATTGGTTGATGTGCGCCCACTTGATCAGCTGGTTCTCATCGTCCAGCGCATCCCAGGACCCGTCGATGAAGCGGTTCAGGAGCTCCTGCGGCCAGTCCGCGAACTCCTTCATGTCGTCTTCGGTGATGTAGGGGTTCTCGCGGATGGTGATGTTCTGGAAGAAGTGGCGCTCTGGGAGGGTGCCGTTCTGGGCCCGGAGGTAGAACTGTTCCTTCATCCAACCCTGGTTGGGGTTGCAGGAGAGCAGTAGCAGCGCCGGCGGGTAGATGATCTGCTTGGCCACGGACATGGTCCAGGAGTCCTTGTGGCTCCCCAAGCGGGACTTGATGGCGTTCACGGTTTCCTCAGACAATTCGTTTGCCTCGTCCAGGAAGGCCCCGTTGATGTACAGGCCGCGGAACGGCTGGTCCTTGTTCAGGCCCGGCGCCTCGTTCATGAAGATGACGCGGGAGCCATTGATGAAGACCACCTCGCGCGTCAGCGGGTTGAACTTCTTCTTCACAAAGTTGCTGGGGCACAGCTTGTTGAAGACCTCCATCGTCGTGGACCGGAGCCTGGGCCAGTCCTTGCGCACGATCAGCCACTTCGATTTCGGGAAGATGCGCGAGAGCACAAGCACCACGGCAATCCAGTCGTAGGTCTTGCCAGAGCGTATCGAGCCGGCCAGGCAGAGGCGGTTGTACTTCCCACTGAGGGCTGCCTGCAGGGCCCGTTCCTGAGCAGGAAAGGGTGAGAACAAGACCTGCGGCGAGGCAACCATTAGAAAACAACTTTCACCCCATTGCCAAGTTCGATTGCTTGCTTGGCCAGGGCGTCCCGGCCGGGGTCGTTATTGACGACCTCGTTCCTATCCTTCCACCCGAAGCGGTTCTTCATGTTCATGTACCAGAGGACCGGACTGAACTGTCGCTTGCTGAGGTTGATGCGGCCCTGCTTCTCCCACCACGCCTCGCAGAGCTGGTCCCCGCGCTTTACGGTTTCCCGGTATTTCTGGAACTCGTCGGGCTGGCCCTCTTCCGGCAAGGCCATCCAGCGGGCATGCTGGTCGTTGGAGATGTGTAGGGCGGCCTTGATCTCCTGCTTGGAGGCACCCCTGGCCATCTGTGACAGGATGAGCCTTTCCCAGCCTTTGGGTAGGTCGGCCAGCACCTTAGCGGGATGGCCGGGGCCGGGCCGCTTGGGCTTGTCCGTGGCTTTGCGCTTCGGCTTGGCCAGGGTTACTCCTTGACCTTCCTGGCGAGCTTCATCTGGGGAAAAAAGAGGCCGATGACAACGCCGATGCCGGTGGAGACGGCGTACCCCCACACGTCCTTCCAGACCACGTAGGCGAACTCGACCCAGGTGTTGACTTGGGTGAGCGTGTCGGGTGCCATTGAGGTTACCTCCATGGGTACAACCTCACGGTAAAATGTCAGATGTTATTAATCCCGCACTAACACAGCCGGGATTAGCGGGTGCTGGCGGGGATTAGCGGGGTTAAGACCTTTTCTTAACCTTCCCGAACCCAAAGGTGGGGAAGCGGAATCGGATACGGGCGACCATGGGGCGGGTGAACCCCCCGCGGCCGTTCTCCAGCTCCTTGTACCAGGAGAGGTTGATGCCGAGGAAGTCAGCGAAGGCCTGCTGCTTGGGGTGGACGTGGGAGACCCGGAGGGCGAGGAGCTCGTCGGCCAGGCGTTCGCTCTTGATGGAGCGGACCCTATTGCGTCGGACCATCTTCCTCCCACTTCCCTTCAACGAAGCGGCGTTTCAGGTCGGGGTCGATGGCGTCGAAGACGTCGGCGGGCAGCTCGGTGATTGGTGGTAGCGGAAGCTCCGCTTTGGCCTCAAGGGCGGAGTGGCGGAAGGGACGGCGGACGGGCTTCGGCTTATAGGGTTGATCGGGGTGGGTCAAGCGGGAACCCATGCCTTCCCGTCCCAGCGCTTGCTGTGCTTCTCCCACATGACCACGGCGAGGGCGAGCTCGTGCCAGTCTTCGTGGTCGCGAATAATGAGGTCAAACTCAACGGCAGCCGCGCTGTCGTCATGCCGGTCCGAGGCGCGGATGTTTGCGATGAAGTCACTTGGACCACCCAGCATCCCCAGGAGCTGGTCGAGGCGGGGGAGCCATGGCCCCCAGATGTCCTTGAATTGCTCGTCGTCGTTGACTGAGCAGACGTAGTCGGTGGTTGGTTCTCCCTCTCCGATTAGATGCCACTCCCCGGGTTCCATGGGGTTTTTAGCCATCATCTGGATCTCCCTCGCGGCCTTGGCCATGGCGATGTAGGTGGGGGTGAATGGGTGGGTCATAAGTCCAGGGCCTCCTGAATCTGTTTCCAAACACGCTGTCCGGTATACGTCAGCACCATGGTAGCATCGGCTATCGGCCCCATAGTGCGGAGATGTGCATTTGTCAGAATCAAGTTCACTGCGGAGACTGGGAAACGGTCATCGTTGGGAAGGAGGTACGCATTCGTGCCGTGGGAGATAAACTCCCGCACGCCGTTTGTGTCCCTGGCAATGGTGATGCATCCGCAGGCCATCGCCTCCATGATGGGGAGGGGCATGCCCTCCGAGTACTCGTAGCCGTCCCAGCGGCCGCGGACGTCGGAGATGAAGAAGAGGGACTCCCGCATGGCCTCGGCGACTTGCTCCTGGGAGCCCTCGGCGATGCGGACCTGGAGGCCAGCGGTGGTGAGGCGGTCGGCAATCTCCTGGCTGAAGTGGTCCCGGTGGCGGATCATGCAGACTTGGTTCTGGTTCTTGGGGCCCGGCTTGAACACGCTGGTATCTACGAAGTTATTGACGATTTTGGACCTAAGTCCGTACCGGTAAAGGTAATACCAGTGGGCGTGGTGGGTGATGGTGATGAGCTTGGACTGGTGACGAAGTATGCCCATGGCAGGAATGTCCGCCGTCCACCCCCTTTCCGCTTTGATATGCTCCAGCTGGCAGACGTCCTGGGCGAAAAAGTACCGCTGCATATTGGGGGTTTTTTTTTCCACCATGCAATCGAGCCAGATGTCCACCCGCTTGTTCTCGGGGACGTCTACCATGTCCTCGTAGGATCCGGCCGGAACCGTGAAATTGAGCCAGTAGGGGGAGGGGTCCCCGTTCGGGGTGATGAACATGGCCTCGTGGCCGTGCTGGAGGAGGAGGCGGACCCACTGGGCGGCCATGCCGACGCCGCCGGAGGGGTGGGTTGCGTTGGGTGCGACGAGGTAGATCATGGGGCCGCCAGTTCGGTGATGATGGAGCTCAGGGA